GCCTTCGCCTTCGCCTTCGCCTTCGCCTTCGCCTTCGCCTTCGCCTTCGCCTTCGCCTTCGCCTTCGCCTTCGCCTTCGCCTTCGCCTTCGCCTTCGCCCAGTGTAACTGTAGTCCCTTTTGCGAAAGGAACTATACAGGGCACTCCGATCAACGATGGAGACAACGCTTTAATATACCTCGACCGACACAATATAGATTGCGGCACTAAAGCCATTAATCAGTTCCAGTACAAAAGAGATAATGGTGGAAAATTTCACTATGATTTTACGTGTGCGAGTGGTGGTAATATAGGAGAAATAGTTAATCAAACAAACACACTCAATCAAACTGACGGAGGAGGACAGCACATATACCTCGACCGACACGAGTTAAAATGTTTAGGCGATAACAGTGTGATATCACGGTTTCAGCTAAAACGTCCATCTAATAATGAAATCAATTACGATTATACGTGTCAAAAATCAGCTAGACCATTGACGTGTAGAGACGTTACCACTCCACCTAATGACGAAGGTAATGGTACAATGTACTTCGATAGACACAATGTAAGTTGTGGAGCTGATGAAGCTATTTCCCAGTTCAAACTAACCCGTCCATCGGCTGGTAAAATTTCTTATGCTTACAAGTGTTGTAAATAGTCCAAAAATTTTAAACAAGGGTACACTAATGATAATGTCTTCGGAAGAGTGTTCTATTTGTTTACACGGTATAAAGCATACACGGCGCAACAAGAAAATAGATTGTGGTCACGCTTTTCATCCTTGCTGTATAAACAAATGGAAAAAATCAGGAGGGGTAACCTGTCCAGTATGTCGCCGGAATTTACCAGGAGTATCGAACTACAGTATCACGTTCACCATTCATAACCGGTCCCTAAACATGTCCGAAACTTCCGAATTTACGACTGACACTCTCGAAGCCTTTATCCATGCGTTTGGTCTCGACCGACAAATTACCAGGACCGTGCTCACCGAAGTCGATATCGACATCGACAATGTTGAAAATTTGCGCACGTTGCTCAACGAACTACACATTCCTTTACTCAACATCAATCCCGCGATCTTTAACACAGAATGAGCTACAGAACTTGCTGTAATTGTACGTGTACTTTCGACAGGCTTTACGCGGATCCAGGATAATTTTGCCACAGGCGTCAGTTAATAATGGTCCTGCACCCCATCCCTGTTTATGGCTCCATACATTGGCTTTAATTCTTATTTCTTTACCAGGTACGAGCGGTCCGCATTGGTACACTCGCGAATACGGAACCCTGAAAAATTTCGCCAGACTCTGAAACGTATCTCCTTTTTTCACCGTGTGTTTCACATACCCATGCTGCTTATAAAAATGAAAGTCACCCGTCGAATTGTTTAAATCGTTGGTGGGAGCTACAAACATCATAATCTTGTAAAAATCCTTTTTGCATCGCTGCTCGGGTTTAGCATAGTATATTCGTCCCGGATTATCAGCCAGGACCCGTTTCCGAAGTCCTTTACAGGTCTTGTAGTTCATACCTATATCGTTCATATGCACGCGGGTCCCAGGAACACTCTTTTGTGTTCGGAATGCCCTATGATTACCTACCGCATATGCATAACAGTTGTCTACATTCCGACCTTCCGTACCCCAGGGAGCGTACGAATAGTCACATTCGTACCCTGATAAAGGCAATCGTCTTGGTTTTTTCATTTATGTATGACGTATATTTTTTTCTGTGTCATACATAAATGTTATCCACCGTTACCAACAGCAAAGATACCAACGATTTTCTTAAAAATTTCGTGCTTTTTCTCATCGTGCTTATCGTTTCCATGTTCTTTTTACAGTTCTTATGGAACAAGTCGCTGGTGCCCCATATCACCGTCCTCAGACCACTTACATCATTGACCGATGCCTTCTTGATGGCCTTAGCTCTTAATTTACTGAGGTAAACCCTACCACCTGGGTTCCATCTGGTTTTTTATTGGTAGGGAAAGCGTTCATACCAGGACACGCTCCATCTACACTGCAATCTACAAACTCATAAGCGACACCTTTTGCTTTGAGTTCGTCAATTTGTTTACGAGTCCATCCACAGCCCATGGTCCCGTAAACAACCCATTTCGTAGGTCCAGCGTACCGGGACACTCCAGTCATGTTACTGAAAAATAAGAGGGCAATAAGAGCAATAATTAAAAAGGTGACAATGGAATCTTTCATTTGTATAGTACTCACTTAGATTTTTTTATACTCTTAAGGAACTCGTTAAGCACAAACGGGGCTTTTCTAGGAATTGAAGGTGCCACTGTTCTCCTAGGAGGCGAGTTGGAACGAAGTGGTCGGAAATGGGTCTTGTTGAACTCTACTATACCTTTACGAGTTACACTCTTACTGATCGGGGCATTGTACTCCATTTCCTTTGGAAATTTTCCCATGATAGGCTTGTCATACGCTTTGATACTTCCAGTTCCTTTATCAGGTCCAATCATGACTTGAAGGTACGTGCGTTTAGGTACTACGCTCACTTTTTTAGATGATGGTCGTCGGGATCCTTTGAGCGCGAAGATATTCACGGATCCTTTCTTTGGAGCTCCATTAAACCGTGAATTGCGAGGAGCTCGTATCTGTTTCACAACAAAATTCTTACCTTCATTCGGACTGCTGCCGTACCCACTCACACTGCTTTTAGAGGAGGTGGGTGAGACTGGTAAAGATCCAAGGTTACTGTTAGTATTGTTAGCCCAGTTTCTTTTGACCTTTACACTTTTCATCGTCTTAAAATTAGCATTCTTCTTTGGTGACGCACTCTTCTTCGGTGAATTTCGTCCTTCTTCGAGTTTGTTTCTACCTTCCTTGAACTCGGACATAATACGACCAAGGGTCATTCGGTCCTTCTTTTGCACCCTCGTAAGTTTATTCGCGGCGTGTTTCTTAATAAATTTTATCATTTCATCAGTCTTCATTCCTCGTACACCTTTGTTACCCGATTTCATTTTGGTGCCAATGAGTTTATGCAGGTTTTTGTTCATTTATATTCTTAAGGAGGAAAATAATATGGTCCAGGCAGGGAAGGCTCCGGTGGTCGCCATCTATACGCATCCTGAAATTGTACACTTTACTTGTAACTTGTCCAAAATATTCTTTCGGTAAAAGTTTCACTAAATGTTTGTTGATACTTGGGTTCTTCAAACTGTACAATGAGTTTATGAACAGATGGGCGTCATATAAAGGATGATTGTTTGGAGCTATACCATCCGACCCAGCCAGTTTGAGTTTCTGGACAACTGGGTTTTTACACCCTGATCTTTCAATATTCGCAAACCCAAAATCGATGATAAAAGGTCTCCCATCTTTACGCACCATGACATTGCTCCCATGTAAATCATTGTGTCGAAACGTCGGCTCTTTAGTTGCTATATCACGAAGGGTCTCTAAGACTTCCCTCAGGATCCTACGGAAGTTCCTTCCGTTCGCATACTTGTTTACTTCCGTGCCGTTCAGGTACTGCATAAAGATGAGTGAACGTTTGTCACATTTGTACATATTGTAAGGGCGTACGACGTGACTAGGACACAAAGAGTACACGCGACTGTTAATAGTGTACTCGATATCAGTATCTTCACGTCGTACTTGGTTTTTTATGGCCGTACATGATTTTTTATTGCATTTTTTGTATACTTTACCATCCACCCCTTGACCCACGAGTTCCTTGGTCGTAGCGGCATTGAACTTTTTTATGACGTTGCAGTTCTTCATATACTATAATAAAACATTTTACTCTTCGTCAACTTCTTCTTGTTCTTCTTCATCGGTCAACTGGAACGCAAACGATGGTAGTTTCTTGGAAGGTTCGAGGAGGACCTGTTGCAAACGCATACTGACCCCGAACTTGTTATCAATGAACCAAATCTGGCTCAGGTCGACAATGGTCATCACACTCTGACCTTTCTCGATACTGTCAAGCGGTACTTGCTCGCGTACCGAATTGTAAGCCTCAGGAACAAACTCGCCCGTTTTGCCATCAGACAGAACCTTGAGTTTGGTTGTTGCTGGATAATTCTCCTTGCCTGGACGCACCAGGGGCTTGTACAGAGCTTCGCGGATCACGTTGATGTTGTACTTCTTGCCAAGCCATTCTTGTGAATTGGCTTCTACGGTCTTCATCACAATCTCGTCGATCGCCTTCAGTTTTTCTTGGAGTTGCTCGGCTTCCGGGTTGGCATCAAATGACAGGTCAAGTGAGTACGAAGTTCGCTTGGTAGTTTCATCTTCAAAAGCACTCAGGCCAAATGGAGCTCGCATGTAGGGGAACTGGAGATAAATCTTGCCGTTTGAAGGGCCGTTGATGTACACGGATTTACCTCCGTTCTTGTTCTTTCGCATTTTTGAGAAGCGCACGGATGAGGGGTCAAAGTCAGAAGCGAGTTGAATTGATAGTGCCATGCTTATATGTTTGTTTCTTACTCTACTATAGCCCTTCGCTTTTAAGTATATTTTTTTCTACAGTACAATTATAAAAATAAATGGGAATGTTTAAAGATTGTGGATGTGGATGCAACGGAAAAAAACAAGAAGAGAAATTTGTCATATCGCTCATGTCAGCAACCATCTTTTTCATCATCGCCAACCCCGAGGTGTTCAAGATCACTCGTCGTATCTTCGGCGAATGGGTCGCCACCCCAACCGGATGCAGCAGCAGTGCCGGAGTGTTCCTCCACGCCATTGTGTTCATGCTCATCACCTGGGGGCTCATGAACCTGAAAAAATATAAAGACTAAAAAGTAGTAATGGAGATTTTCAGAAATCTTATGTTATTTATACTAGCCCTGGTCATTACATTCTTCATATATCTATTCGTACAAAAACCAGGTGAATTCGAAGTTGATTTTGCAGCTATACCACTTGCCGGGTCGGATATAGCAGCCCAAGCCATAAAAAATATAACTAATAAAGTCGACGATGAACTAAGTACCGAAGAGGATGTATATGGAGGTGATCGGTGCATTTTTCTAGACAGTGACTTGTACAATAATAGACTTTACACGGATGAAAATCAACCAATTACAGCCAATCTCGTAGAAAGGAACGAAAAGAACGTTGGTAAAGGTATAAAGCTTAATTCAGGTAAACATTACACCGTCAAATGTGACGAATGTAAAAAGTACATATATAAAGATGACAAAGGGCAATGTACGCCTTACGCTTACGATGGTCGGTACACGGCCTCGAACTCCTTGGGTGTATGTACGGCCATCGGGTACGCTAAACCATGTGATCAAGAAGCTAAAATTCTTCAGTAAACTTGAGTTCGGTACTGAGATCGTCAAGCTTGCCGTACTCACCCACCCGCTTTTCAAAAAAGTTAGTCTTGCCCTCCAGTGATATATTCTCCATGAAATCAAAAGGGTTCTCGGTGTTCCAAAGAGGTCGTAGACCAACCTGTTTGAGTAACCGATCCGCCACGTACTCGATGTACTGTGACATTTTCAGGGCGTCCATCCCTATCAATTTACACGGCAAGGCTTCATTGATAAACTGTTTCTCAATACGGACCGCATCTTTCACGATATCGTACACGTGTTCCGAAGGATGCCTAAGCATATTGTACAGTTCAATAGCAAACTCGAGGTGCATCGCCTCGTCCCGGCTTATAAGCTCGTTACTGAACCCCAGTCCTGGCAATAGTCCCCGTTTCTTCAACCAGAAGATCGCACAGAAACTTCCCGAGAAGAATATTCCTTCTACGCAAGCGAAAGCGATCAAACGATCCGCAAACGTATTGGTATTCGTATCGAACCATTTCAGGGCCCATTGAGCTTTTTGTTTTATACAGTCGATATTCTCGATCGATTTGAACATCAGGTCCTTCTCAGTAGGATCCTTGACGTACTTGTCAATCAGTAAACTGTAGGTTTCACCGTGAACCATCTCGTTGTGCGACTGGTACGCGTAAAACGATCGGGCTTCCGCTAGGTGTATATCGTTAGAAAAATTCAAACTGATGTTCTCGAACACGATACCATCCGATGCCGCAAAGAACGCCAGGACGTGTTTGATGAAATGCTTGTCGTTGTCACTCAACTTGTTGTCCCAATCGTCCATGTCCTTGCTGAAATCGATTTCTTCCGCGGTCCATACGGACATCTGGGTTTTCTTGTACAGTGACCACAAGTTCTGGTACTTGATGGGGAATACCGTGTACCTCCCTTTACCTTCAATTAACAAAGGCTCGTAGGTGTTTTCGAGGTAGTCCTCCAGATCAAAGAACGTTCCGATGTGAACACTGTCCTTTAGTATCTGAGGGTAGCCGCTTACACTTACTCCGCATGCATTCACTAGACCCATCTTATCAACTATTAGTTTCTCGTACTTTACATTGTGACGTTGACACAACTCAACTGCTTCATCGCACATCGTACACCCTTCTTTTGATAAGATGGTTATTTTCATCGGTTCTTAAGGTATTATAGATTTTAGTTTTTATACCAACAGAAATGATTAACCCTAAAGATATCACTATAGGCGAAATTGTAACGGTGCTCTTGGAAGACGATGATGGTGTTGAAGAAGAAACACATGCGATAGTCACTGACGTGTTCGAGGCTGGTCTTATGGTCAGGTACCTCACTTCGACCAGTAAGTTGTACAAGAATGCAACAGTCTACGAACTGGAAGAAGAGGAAAATATGGTCTGTGTACAATCGTTGTGCGAGCATCATATCGGCGTCAAGGACCTCGAAGAAATCGGCTACGCTCAACTTGATGATGGACCCATGTACGTTTTACAGGACGAAATCAATTTCGATATCGAAAGCAGCTCGATTGAGGATATGAGTGACGACGAAGGAACCGAGGACAGTTTCATTGTTCCTGATAACGTCATCGACGGTAAAGTCGTGCCACCGGACGACGCAGCGGAAATCGATGCGGCCTGGAACGCCTGGCAGCCGACCAGCTCCGGAGCGAAGAAGTTCAAAGAACGTGTTGATGTTATAGAAGAACTGGCTCGCGCTCATGCGGATAATCTCAATTTTTAAAAAACGTGTCTCAATGTAAACCAAGCGGTTTTGTTAAACATTACAAAACAACATGTGTGACACCTTAGATACTTATTGGGCCGAATTCGATTTATTGAAACCGGTCGCTACGCCTAAACCAGTTAAAAAGTCCAATAATTACCTATGCGCAAAATGTGACATTCCCAAAGTGTTTGGTATCGACAATTTGCCCATGTGTACCGGATGCGGTGTTATTGATTCGTACTATATTGATGACGCACCCGAATGGCTCAATTCCGTTTCCGAAGACGGGAAGGTCAGTGATATGTCCAGATGCGGCATGCCTACCGATCTCGATTTGTTCTCGGAACAGTGGGGAGCCGGGACCGTCATCAACACCAAAGGAGCCAAGTATGCTATGCGACGTCTCGCGATGATCAATTTCCACAATTCGATGAACCATCGCGATCGATCTTTGTTCCATGCGTACAAGAGTATAGACGCCGCCGCCAAGGATATACTCAATTTGCAGGATAATGTCATCAAAGCCGCCAAGATATTCTACCGCAAGTTCAATGAAGTCAAGCTGACCCGAGGAGCCGTACGGACCGGTATAAAAGCCAACTGCGTCATGTTTGCCTGCAAGGCTTCCAAGGTGGCCCGCACGACCAAGGAAATTGCGGACGCGTTCAATATCCCGACCAAGGATATCAGTCGCACGACGGAGATGTTCAAGGAGACCGTTCTTGGAATAACCAAATCAACATCGGAAGACGACGTGACCCGATCAGGCGATGTCATCCACCGTCTCCTCAACGAGTTCAATGTAGCCGACAAACGAGCTGTTCGTATGAAATGTCTGAAATTGTCCCAAAAAATTGAAAAGTGTGTATGGCTCATGGGCAAAACTCCGACCAGTATTGCCGCTGTTATCATCCTCAAGACGTTGGGCGAGTACACCACAAAACACGAAGTGTGCGATAAATGCGGAGTGTCTCTTCCGACCCTCAACAAAATAGAAGCGATTATGAACAAGTACTTAGAGGGGTTGGTTGAATAAGTACCAATGGTTAAAATATATGTCAGTACCCCTTGTTACGGCGGATTATGCTTACAACAGTACATGGAAAGTCTGGTCGCCTTACAAATAACTTTACTTCAAAACAATCATCTCATGTATTATGATACCATCGAAAATGAGAGTTTAGTGCATCGAGCTCGTAATATATCAGTAGCTCGCTTTATGCAGAAATCCGACGCCGACCTGTTCATGTTCATTGATGCCGATATACATTTTGATGCACATTCGGTTGTAGACCTTATAAACGGTGATCATGATGTAGCCGTAGCCTGTTACCCTAAAAAGTACATTAATTGGGACCAAGCAGCTGATTTCGTAAAACAGGGTGATGACCGACCTATGGAAATGTTGTCTTCCGCACTTGTCGTCAACTTTGGAAACACGGTACTTCAAGTCGAAAAGGATTTCGTGCAGATACTGGATGGACCCACCGGTTTTATGCTTATAAAACGCAAAGTGTTTTCGGATATGGAGAAACAGTATCCAGACTTGCAATGCGTGAATGATCATCAGAACAAGGATTTCGATACGTACTGTGCCGTATTCGATTGTATGCTCGACCCGGTCAATAGAAGATACTTGTCAGAAGATTATGCCTTTTGTCGAAGGTGGCAGATGATGGGAGGTAAGATACATGCGCATATACGAACCATTTTAGGGCATGTTGGAAACTTACCTTTTAGTGGAAAAATGTCCTACCGACTTAAAGATGTACCAAAGAATAAAGGTAATGAAGATAATAACAATAGTAGTGACCCGAAATAAAGCCGCTTCGGTCAAAACGTTACACACAATTCTTCGTTTCAATATTTTATGTATAGAGAGACAAACTTTGAACCATATATTGTTTGTCAATGATGACCCAGTGTCTCGAACGAACATTATAAAGAATGTTCTTGGTGATTGTGATCGCGTTGTATGGCTCGATTACAGTGTATCGATATCAGATGACCAGACCCTTTTGAAATGCATCGAACCTTTTGAACAAGGGTGTCACGGTATCGTATTCCCCGCCGTAAAACCAGGTATTAACTGGGACGTCTTCAAACAAAAAGTCCGGTCCGATAAAAAAACCGATGAGCCTATCAGCCAGTACGGACTTGAGTTTGATACGGTCGTTCATAAAAAAATCAAGGACGATCTGTACTCTATCAAGGATACCGACCCAAAGTCTTGGGTGCTTGATACCAAATCTTTACAAAAAGCTCTGAAAAATAAAAAAGGTGAAATGCAGAAAATTCCATACTTGATGGAAGAGTTTTTTGATTATCTAGCGGATCGAGGTCTCAAGATCTATGCATACACCGAAAGTAATTTGACGTTGACGTATACGCACGAGTGTATAGGTAATATTTTGAACGCCGCGGGCATTAAAGCTAATTAATTATTAATTGTCAATGAAGGAGTATCTCGTAAAAAACGACAAGTACTGGGACGTCATACGGGGTAGTCCACTTGAAAAAGAGGTACTCCGTTTTTTCCAAACCTCGTACGATAAACAGCTTGAAGGCACGGATTTCTTCCCTGGTCCTCAACCTATTTCGATCGAGCGTGTTCATTTTGACACCTTGTGCAAAAGTGATTATGTCGTCTGCGAAAAGACGGATGGTATACGACACTCACTCGTATGTATGATGTTCCAAGACCACAAGGTCTGTTGTTTAATAAATCGAGCACTGGCTATCAAAGTCGCTTCGGTCAAGGTACCGAAAGATGCGTACAATGGCACGATCCTCGATGGCGAACTGATCGATTCGGATTTCTTCGTGTACGATGCTATTACCGTAAACGGAGAAGTCGTTTCGCACTTGTCGCTTCTTGACCGGTTAGAAGCTTCACAGAAAGTCGTTGATGGGACGATGAAAATGGCCAAGGATCCTTTTGTTATCAAATCCAAAAAGTTTTACGACGTGAAAAAATTCAATGAGTTTTGTAATGAGGTGATGGTCAATATCCAACATAAAACCGATGGGTTCATATTCACACCGGTTCAGACACCTATTATGATAGGAACACACAATACAATGTTCAAGTGGAAACCACTCGAAAAAAACACGATTGATTTCCAGTTCAAGAATATAAAACCAGGTCGATGGACCATGTACATCCAAGAAAAAGGAAGGCTCATGTACGAAACGGAGTTACCTCCTCATTACGATCCACCCGAATGGCTCAAGCACGATATGATTGTCGAGTGTGCCTTCTTGCGCGACCAAGGATGGTGGGTTCCTATCATGCCTCGAGCGGATAAGAAGTACCCAAATAATCGCCGGACGTACTACGGCACACTTCGCAACATCTCGGAAAATATACAGTGGCAGGAGTTTCAGAACATCTTCTTGTAAAGAGCCACGTAATGATAATCTTCTAGAGGCGGGAAGGGTACCTTCCCCAAGTACGAGTCGTTCTTTACGAACCATTCGCCTTTATGTTTGGTGTAAGCTATATAGTGACCACCATGGACCGAACCTTGGTGGGTGGACATGGCGAACAAGGCATACTTTTTCGAGTTTATGGTGAGGTACTCGTCCAGTTTGACTTTGTACTTTCGGAGGTACATCTTGAAACTCACCATAAATATCACGGGTTCATTGACGATATTCGATTTAGTAACAGTGACAGTCTCCGTACCTTCTACCACTTTATAAATAGACTGCTCTTGGATCATATCCGATAACAAACAGCTTTTAGGGGAGTAATCTAAAATGTAGGCACTGAACGTATCGGTCGAAAGGGATTTACCTTTAGCCGAAACCGTATCGTACTCGATCTTCCCATTGAAAATCTCTTTAACGATAGGACACGACTTCTCCAGTTGTTCGAGGACACACAGTATCAGTTCCTGACTATCATTCTGGTCCATGTTATTGAACTGGGAGTACTTTTGTTGGATCAACTGTAAAATACGCCGAGGACACTCGACCCGTCTGGTTTTTTCGAGCCACATGCTCCGCACAAAGTTCTGGTACTCTTTCGTGATTTCACAAGAGCCGCGGTACTCCATAATAATAAAGTAATTGGACAACTGGGGGATTTGGAGCATGCATTGCAAGGCACTGTTAAAGTAACAGGTGTTACCTATATTCTCTAACCCTTTCATCTAATTTAGTTGGATATCGATCTCTTTCTTTAATGAGACTGTTCGATATTTTGATTATTTAAAGATATATACTTATATTTAAATTACTATGGAAATTTGTGTAAAAATTTTTAATAATAATTTAAGTATGGTTTCACCAGAGCGATTGATAAACTTATACAATCAATGCGAAAAATTTAAAAATACCAAAACATCATTTGTTGAATGCGGCGTAGCTAAAGGAGGTTGTTTAGCATTAATGTCATATGTGGCAGGTGAAGATAATAAAGTATACGGTTTTGATAGTTTTGATGGTATGCCTGATATAACTGAAAAAGACTTAAAAGATGATTATAATAAAACAGATATATATAAGGGTTTTGGTAAACCAGGTGATAATTTATCAGGTGGTATTGAAAACGTTTATAAAACGTTTGAAATAGTAGACGTAGATATGAAAAAAACTACTCTTATAAAAGGATATTTCAATGACACTTTGAACGTTCCGGAAAATGTAGAAAATATTGGAGAAATTAGCGTTCTTCGTTTGGACGGCGAATGGTATGAATCAACTATGATATGTTTAGAAAAGTTGTATGATAAAGTTATTGTTGGCGGGTTAATAATAATAGATGATTATGGTCATTGGGTAGGTGCAAAACGAGCAACTGATGAATTTAGAACGAAACGGAATATTTTAACACCGTTAATACAATCCGACTATACTGAACATTATTGGATTAAATCTGAAGAAGATAATTCCAAAATATTTGATACAAGAAACGAAATGTTAAAGTATTACTGTAATACATTATCTAATCCAAAAATATTAGAAATAGGCGTTTTCAAAGGAGAGTTTTTAGATTATTTGGTGAAAAATTGTAATTTTGGATCTATTCATGGAGTAGATTTTTTCCAAGGAATATCTGGTAGCGGTGACGTCGATGGAAATAATGCAGTTGATTATGATATAGGTAAAAGTTACTTCGAGTTATTAGAGAAATATGAAAACATTCCAAATATACAAATAATTAAAGCACACTCTGTTCATTTTTTACAAAACAAAAATGAGAATACGTATGATATTATATATATTGACGGTGATCATTCATATAACGGTGTTAAGCACGATTTAATAAATTCATTTCGTGTAATAAAGAACGGTGGATATATAATGGGTCACGACTATGAAATAAATATGGAAAAAGCGCGAACTAATTGGGTTTTTGGTGTGAAACAAGCAGTAGATGAATTTTGTGAAATATACAATCAGTCGATAATTGCAAAAGGAATGGACGGCTGTGTTAGTTACTGTATTAATATAAAAAAATAGAATTTATGTTTTTACATAAATATCGTTCTTTCGTAAACAAATCACCAGACCCGGTGGAGCCCCGGGAGGTTTGTACACGTCCGTACCTTGGGCCATGGTCACTTTGACCAGTGGACCTTTGGCCTTAGAATGTACAGCCGCCAACCGAGCGGCTTCCATGATGTCACCGCCTCTTTTCATGATGACATGTGCACCGGGTACATCCGAAGCGTGGAACCAATAATCCTGTCCGCTCATCTCACTAGTCAATCGATCATTATCACGTGCGTTTTTACCTACTTGGATCATTTTACTTGACTTAAAAATAGAACGCGTTTATTATTTAATTAGTAATGGATACGATATTCAACCTGGTAAAACCCCTGTTTCACAAACACAAAAACGCCCCTCATGTCGAAATGGAGTTTCGGTTGGGCAACATGCACAACAATATGTTCGATACGAATGTAGGCTCCGATATATTTCACCGGATCATGGAAGGTCTCGAGCAGTACAAGGACTGGGAAAAAAAGACAATTGAAGAAACGTCGGTGTACTACAAGAACACCTTGAGGTACATCATCAATGAAGACACGGAAGAAACTATGTGTATCAACAAGATACCAGTGGTGAAAGAGACGGTCCGATTGCACGGACTGTACCCTTTTGATGTCCGATTTGCCATTTCTTCGGAAGTACCCTGTGAGCATAACCCTGAAGAAGTCATGGAGAATTCGAAAAGCAAGAAACGGTACTCGTTTGTCCGCAAGAACCTCAGTATTGACATGACCATCATATCAGGTCAAAGTGACGATCTGGATTGCGAGGACGAAAGCCTGTACCAAGTCGAGTTGGAGATTATAGACCCCTTGGCGATCAAGACGGATCAAGAGCTCTATAATATCGTACACAAAATTCACTGTATTTTAATTCTATTGAATACTTAATAAATGGATATCGTATTCTCAGTTGGATTATTGGCCTATGTACTGACACGACTATTTCCCAAAGATCAAGTTAATGGAACACGATACTTTGATTCCAAATCGAAGAATATGTACAAACAAATGAAAGAAGATGGATTATCCGAACAATCACTCAACGAGTTTACTGATATGCAAGATCTCATGCTGGGATACCAACACAGTGCCGTCTACGATAAAATCGATCGGTCCAAGGAAGTCAAGCAGTTATCCGAACAAATAAAGAAACGGTTTGCTGGTTACGATTTCAGTTACCATTCGTCGTATATCCAGCAGTCCCAAAAGTACGACGTGTTTATTAATCCGGTCGGACTACCGTAACTGTCGTATGAACCTATTGATATTGGCGTTAGTGACTTGACCTTTGGTACTTGTACGTTTTGTCGCTCTTTTGTACTCTTTTATCTTTGCTTTAAGTGCTCTCAGGTTATCGTTGGTGACATTACCATGCACAGCTTCTATACTATTACGTAAACGCTCATCTTCCGTCTTGGCTTTGGGGGGAGGAGGTCGGGGAGGGGTCAAGGCGGCTACTAAGTTATTACGTCGGGTGTTCATGTACGATCCGATGGCGGCACAGAGATCCTTCTTCGTTCCGTCGATGGTAATTCCCAAACTGCTGGCGTATCGGGCAATCGTACCTTTATCATAGGTCTCACATACCCTTTTACCAATTTTGATTTTGTCACCAGTGTTTCTCGTAAGTGCTTGTCTACCTACCGCCACCTTCAATTTCCCAGACACTTCACTCGTTTTGTTCAGACCTAATTTCTTCGATTGGGTTTGGATCAGATTACACAAATCAGGTTTGGTCATCGAGGCGGAAACTCCCACGATGCCCATTCTTCGGGCAATATCCACCAGGGCCACCTTGGTGTACCGCACACACTGCCGCGTATCAATCTTGAACCCCACCTCTTTACCATTTTTACCAATCGTTGAATTGTAGTACGTGCGTAAGTTGGCGATGTTCTTGCCGACATTCACTTGCTTATTCGCAACTTCATTCAGTTCAAACAGTTTGCGTGTCGCAGAAGGTATGCGCACATTGGCTTTACGAAACGCCGCCTCAATCTTCTCACGGGAGTACTTTGTACTTTGGGGTTTCTTGTAACAGCACGGCTGACCCTGTGGGTTGGGCTTTATATAGTAATCGGCGTACTGACAATGACCCTCGAAACTGTAGGGGACTGGACACCGATCAGTAGGACACGACGTTCCTCGACGGGTCACATTCGGAGCCGGTTTCATGGTGAGGACCTGGGCCACTTTGGTAGCTCTGGGTGTAGTCGCTTGCTTGCCGGTAGCCGATTGGACAATCTGCATCTCGGCCAGTAGTTTTATAAACTCGGTCGTGATCTTGAACGTTTCCTTTATATCATCCGCACCCTCTATCTGAACCGTCCCGTTAGCCGAACACACCAACGTAAACGTATGTTTGGAGTTAAATTTGATGTACACTGTTGAACCCGTTTCTTTTTTTGACACTCTTAAAGTGTACCCTTTGTACTTGGCCGCACTTGCTTCCGGTACATCGAGGAGGTGGTACAGCGTATCAAGGTCCAACTTGTACCCTACTTTGAACTCGCCAGTGGTATTATTCACTTTGATTTTGGACGTGTCAACCGATTCATTCAACATGAACTTCAAGAGTTTGGCCGGTTCGGAAGGATCTCCGTCAGTGTACCCCCCGGAAAACCGTAAACGACCACTGTTAAAGAACACGAATATCGCCCCTTGGGTCTTACCGTTTCGGGTGATTTTTACTAAGAACTCGACATTGGTGATATTTTTATTATCACTGAGGCTCTTGTAGCCGTACTCGGAAGTGTACTCCGAGTACACCTCGAACCGTCCATGCCGAGCCGTCATTTTTAAAATTTTGAAGTGTGACGTTGCGGTTTTGAACCCGTTCCGCAAAACGGGACCGATAATATCTTCTTGTAAGTTTATAGTGTTTCCGGTATCGTACGTGGCATTGTACATTCCGTACTGTATTTTGGAATTTGACGCGTCATAATCAACACCTTTACCAATCTTGTACTGCCTCGCCTTGTCTAGTTGAAGTTTCCATCCCGCCTGTCCAAACGCTTGAACAAGGTACCGGGAAGGCGGCAATGTTATTTTTGTCCGAAACGTATCGGCTATAGCGTAACACCGAAAAGCCAGTTCTTGTTTGTTCATTATTACTTATTCTTACTCAACATTAATAATCTTCGGATACCTGGATATTGTCGTCGACGATATCGACTCCGAACACCATCGGCTGAAGAGGGTACACTCGGCCCTTGTACGTTCGTGCTTCGGAACGCACTTCGAGGTTTCGCGAACTGAACGGTCCCACGTAAAAGTCGGTATTGAACTTGAACCGTCCCAAGTTGTTCTCTTGACAGTGCTGGTTGAACACTTGCACGAATATCTTCTGGGGACAGAACGCGTCTTCGGCGTACCGCACCTTCTCGGACGCCAGGAAGTTCTGGAGACTGTTCGTGATCATCGCCACTTGGGTCTGGATACTCTTGAAGTACTTCGGTACAATGTTCCATATATCCTGATCCGAGTACTTCTGGGCGTACTCCAAGTACCCTCGCACACACTTCATCAGTATCACCGGCAACTCCAGCTCCAACTTGTCATCGAGGTGCGGATCGGCATTATGGACCTGTTTACTGAAATTCCAGGGTAAGATACGTCGCAGGACACTGCCCGAATTGTCTTTCCAGTTGGGTACCTCGTTACCACCTAGTATCCCCGGTGTTTTCCACTCGACCGAATGCGCCTTCTCAAACTTGCGTGCTACCGATACGTCTTCGCCGCTCACCAAACTCTGAAACTCGGCTTGCTCCAGGCACAAATCGCCTTTGACCTCGGGGGCAATGAACATAAATCCGTCGTAGATACTGGACAGACCAAACTTCTTTTCGATATTGTTGGAAAGTGTACGCACATCGTCCGACTCGTAAAACTTCTTGAACACTTTGGTGATGATGGTTGATTTACCGGATCGGGCTATACCTTTCAAGAACGGGATGATCTGCCAGCGGTCTATATCCCCAACATCGAAACACATCTTGCCACCCATTACGTACAACCACTTGCACACGTCAACCTCAAAGTTCTGGTAGTCCAGGACACTCTGGAAATGAGGCGTTGGGATATCCCACCAGTCCTCAACATCGTCGTACCGCTTGAACGTCTTGTCAAAGTACTTGGAACTCACGATCGTCGGATCCAAGCACCGAAACTCATTACTCTCGTATGGGTAAAACCGTGATATGTACTTACCCGATGAAGGGTGCCACTCTTTGCCTACGAACAAGCCATTATTGAACGACCAGACGTGTCTATTTTTCTGTATTTCCGGGAACTGGATATCCTTGCACTCGGTCAAGTGACGTATCGTGTCCTTGGCCGCCGTACCTTTCGACGTCAAGTTCTTCCAGACCCCGAACCGGGTTTCTTTCTGGGCGATGCTATACACAAACTCAGGGATGGTCATGATGGGCTTCCATGCTTTGGTCGCATACCCGTCTGCCGTTTCGATTTGTTTACAACATTGACCTTTGTACTTGCGAATATTGTACAAGTACGTCTCGTTCAACATCGCCAGGAGGAGTTGCTGGTACGGACTGATATCGTCCAGATCCATCGTCGTACACCTAAACAGCGAATGTTCATTCTCCGAGTTGGCGGGAATGAGAGTGGGGTGGTTTATACGCTCGTACTGTCGAGTGTACCTAAATATCATCTCGTAGGCGTCATCCGCCATATCTATCAACCTGTTAATACGTACCGATACCTTGTACTGATTATTGTTCACGTCTTCGGAGTCCTGATCGAAAATGTTCAGGGCAACCGCTCGATGGTACAATTCTCCAAGGACCCTCTGTTTACGCTTGTTCTGCTCGTAGATCCTCTCCGCGTTCAAATCTTTTGGTAGACCCACCTCGTTCAGTTCAGTCTCACTGTAAAACTGCTTGAAACAGTTGGTGAGTGGGATCCAAGGATCGCCCTGACAGTCAAGCCTCCATTGCTTTTCCAGCTGAGTAATGAATGTCAGGAGTTGCTCGGACGTCAACCCTTGTACTTGTGATTTGAGTATCTCCAATCTCGACTCGTTTTGATCGCTTTCGGGGTGTATATAGTGTACCTCCATTTTTACTATAGTAGAGCGAGATTTTTTTAAGGCTTTTTAGCTAGGTGGGACACGATCTTAATAAGGATCTTGTTTTGGGTCTCCAGAGCCAGGGCGATCTTGGACATCGACTGTCCGACCGTCTCACCCTCCTCCGAAGCCAGTAAGTTCATCAGCAGGCCAGGGAAGTCAACTTCGTCGCCTTCTTCCATCATCATATCAAGTTCCTCTTCTTCGTTTGTGTCAGACATTTATTAGGACCCTATGTTTTTTTCAGTGACCTTTACCGCGTTTTGGTCAAAAAAAAATCTTGGTATAGTGTATAAAACTCACAAATGGCAGGCGGACTTATGCAACTCGTAGCTTATGGTGCTCAAGATGTCTATCTTACCGGAAACCCCAAAGTCACTTTTTTTCAGGCCGTGTACAAGCGCCACACCAACTTTGCGATGGAAATCATCGAACAGACCGTCAATGGTACCGCTTCCAACGACGGGCGTATCTCCGTTACCATTGCCCGTAACGGAGACTTGATCGGAGATATGTTCATGGAACTCAAGACGGTTGCCAACCTTGCAACTCGCGAAGGTGACAAGACTATTACCAGTGGAGTATGGGCCGCTGAGCGTGCCGTGAAGTCCGTAGAACTCTCCATTGGTGGACAACGTATCGACAAGCACTACCAACGTTGGTGGCGATTGTACTCTGAATTGTACCTCCCAAATGACAAGAAGATGGAGTGGGCCAAGCTCACTACCGATGCCACTGGAGCTGGAGCAGGTAAGGTGTACCTTCCCCTTATCTTCTTCTTCAACCGCAACCCCGGTTTGTACTTGCCCTTGATTGCTCTTCAGTACCATGAGGTCCGTATCGACTTTGACTTGGCCTCCAACTTCAGTTCTTACCTCGATAGTACCCTGGTGAAGGTCTGGGGTAACTACATCTACCTGGATACCGAGGAACGTCGTCGGTTCGCCCAAAAGGGACATGAGTACCTTATTGAACAGGTCCAACACACCGGAACTGACTCCGTCACTTCCGGAGCCACCAAGCAGGTTCGTTTGTCTTACAACCACCCCGTCAAGGAGCTCATTTGGGCTTTGGGTGGATCCGATACCACCAATGCTCAGATGTGGAACTTCACCACCAACTGTAATACTTCCAACTCCATTGTACTTGAGTCCAACCCCGATTTCTTAGGTAGGGCTGCACTTACAGGTGGCGCCGCAGCCAGTAACGTATTTTTGTTGTCTGGTTTACTTTCTTCTGCTGGTGTACCTCAAGTTCTATCAGGTAACGTTGCTGCCTCAGGCAGTTTGTACTCTCCATCAGTTACTCAGTGGAACGAAGACGGTGCCGTCGTGCCTCGTAAGTCGGTCGGACCTCTTGACAGCTTCAAGTTGATCCTCAACGGACAAGATCGTTTCAAGGCCCAACCCGGTAAGTTCTTCAACCAGATGCAGCCTATGATGCACCACTCCGGAAACCCTTACCCCGGAGTGTACTGCTACTCCTTTGCCTTGAAGCCCGAGGAACTCCAGCCTACCGGAACATGCAACTTCTCTCGTATCGACAACTCCCAGGTCGAAGTCGTGCTCAAGTCCGGAGCTGATGCCAACACCACCTTGGCGATGTTTGCCGTCAACTACAACGTTCTCCGCATCCAATCCGGTATGGGAGGTCTCGCCTTCTCCAACTAAATTTGTTGGTTAATCATAAATAGATGCCATACGTTATTCGTAAAGTAAGAGGCCGGAACTTGTATTCCGTTAAAAACCCTGTTACGGGTAAAGTTCACTCAAAAGCAACCACTAAAAAGAAGGCTCAAGCTCAAGTCAGACTTCTTTGGGGTGTTAACCGAGGAACACTTGTTCCTCGTAGATAGATGAGATCGTACGTATATACTTTTCTTTCAACAAAAAGTATATATATACTGTAATAACAATGGTCTACGGACAACTTAGTTATGAACAGATAATGAGTAGAGTAAGGGCAAAAGGTAAAAAGGGTACACTTCAAGCAAGTGACGGAGACGGGTGTTTGATGAAAACCCTGGCCAATATCACGTCTGACGGTGTTTTATCAGCTCCATATTTTGTCGGTAACGGTTCAGGATTAACCGGATTACCGACCACTCTTCAGCAAGTTGTAAATAAAGGTAATACCGTGACCAGTAATACTGTTCAAATTTTAAGTTTAGTGACGACTGGGTCAGTTACTGGTATTTCCAATATCTTACCAGTCCATACCCTGGACGTCGGGTCGAACCTCTACGTCGCAGTAACTGGTTCCAACGTTTTGACCGTCGTTGGAAACGTCAACGCCAATTACTTCTACGGGAACGCTGCCTACCTGACAGGTCTGCCATCTTCTTACGCCACCTCTACACTGCAACAGGTCGTCGATCAGGGTAATACCGTAACAGGTAATACCGTTCAGTTTTCTGGTCTTGTCACAAGTGTCGGTTCTTTAACAGGTATAGGAACCTTGACCCCCGCTCATACCCTAGACGTCGGGTCGAACCTCTACGTCGACGAAACTGGTTCCAATGTTTTGACCGTCGTTGGAAACGTCGCCGCTTCTTATTTCGTAGGGGATGGATCGAGGTTGTCCGGTATCCAGACATCTGCGCCTACCCTCCAATCCGTTGTCACTCAGGGTAACACCTCTGATAAAGTGATTGCCATCTCGAACACGACGTCCCTCACCACCACCGGGTTTGTCGGAGTGTCTAATACTGCCCCTATACATACCCTGGACGTCGGGTCGAACCTCTACGTCGCAGTAACAGGTTCCAACGTTTTGACCGTTCTTGGTAACGTCGCCGCTTCTTATTTTTACGGGAACGCTGCCTACCTGACAGGTCTACCTTCTTCTTCCACCACCCCTTCCCTTCAATCCGTTATAAACGTGGGCAACACCTTTACGGGCAATACCCTGATCGCCTCCAATATCTTGGTGGGCAACCTCTTGACCAACGGGTTGTACGCTGGTATCGCCAACACGAACCCTATCCATACCCTGGACGTCGGGTCGAACCTCTACATTGCTGTAACCGGCTCAAACGTTCTGTTCACCAGTGGTAATATCGCCGCTTCTTATTTCTATGGGAACGCTGCCTATCTTTCAGGTTTACCAACTGGTGTTTCTGTAACCCCTGTACCAAGCAATATCGACAGGTACTACCCAGTTCTTTCTTCAGTAACTAACGGCACGCCTTCGCTCCACACTTCAGATCCGAACGTGTACTACCAAGGATCAAACCTGTATATTTCAGGGACGATCAAGGTCCTGAACACTTCCAAATCGCTCATAGAGAGCAATATAGGTACGGGTATGAACCAGAGGTACGGTATAGGAGCCGATACAAACTTACAGAAATTGACACTGTTTACTCCGGATACGGAAGGAACTATAAGTTTTGCCGATGCGAAGAGTGATGGGACGTTCATTGAACTGGCCAATGTTACACCTCTGACTTTCAATACTTCTAACTTGACAGTCCTATCTACAAACGGAGAGTTTAGTACACTCCGAGCCAATACGATCAACGTTAACCAATCGTCAACTTCCTACAAGACCATTAAAGTGTTAACTTCGAACGGTACATCCCTACGCAACCTTAATTTTACCAATACGGTTGAAGGAGCGCAGACGATAATTAATATTTACCCTTTGCGAACCTCGGATCTTGATATTTTTGCCAGTTTGTCCAATACGGTCGGACATGTCGGAACACGCACCAAAGTCAATTTTCTTTCCAATATCATTATAAACTCGACCAGTCATGCCATCTTAGCATGTTACACGAGCGATAGTAACACGTTTGTAAGTGTTTCTGAGTACTTTTAGTCCTCGTAACTAAAAAGGTCACTGATTTCTTTCCAATTACCGACTGTCATCACATGCTGATCGTCCTTGCACCATGGGTAGACCGGGCTGCCTATGAACTGCACGGATGAGATCCCACTCGCCTCGCATTCCTGACAAGTGTAATAACTGTCATCAATCATCAATCCGAGACCGAGCTGGTTCGCTATAACCGATTTGTCAGTCTCGTACTGCGTGAAACTGTTGGTCAAGTAACAATCCGTGAACGTTTTCGGGAAATGCTCCTCGAGCCACTCGAACGTCGCGTCTTCGGCGATAGCCTGTCGGCCCGTAATCGCATACATCTCGTGTCCCTTGTTCTGCAAAACGCGCAAGGTTACCTGGGAGCCGTGGATAGGCCGCATTCGTTTGAAATCCTCCGTGCGGTAAAACTCGTCGACCATCTTTGACGATTCGCGTTGGGACATCCCGAACATCGTACTGTACACGTACGGATACTTCTTCAGTACCGGCAACTTTAGATTTTTAGAATGGACCATAGTTTTCAGAAAGGGAGCAAGTACTTCGTCAATATCTACACCGATACGCATTTGTATTTTTATTAAATGTATATAGTATCATTCTTTTATGTTACCAATCCGCTACGCACCGTATTCGTTGACCGATAAGAACCGAAAACGACAATTGAAATTACTCAAAAAATCAAGGGACCTTTATAAAAAGCATCAGTACTTCACGCGACCCAAAATCACTTCGTACCCCACCAAAGTATCAAGGCATATACTTAAAGCGCGTAAAGTGTACGGTATCAATAAAGTAGTACCGAGTCGCGAACTCGCACGCAAAACAGGGTGTACTGTATCGGCTTTGCGTCAAATTGTGCGTAAGGGTGAAGGGGCCTACTACTCATCCGGCTCCCGGCCTAGTCAGACCCCTCAATCATGGGGACTGGCCCGCTTAGCCAGCGCGATCACCGGTGGTAAAGCTTCCGTGGTCAATCGGAAGATTTTGGAAAAGGGGTGTACTCGTTTACGTACCCAATTTTAAGACCACGAGTATACTTGGGTAGTTCCTGGCAGACCTGTTCCAGCTCTTCTTCTTTGAACGTCGCCAGGATACGGGTTAGTTGGACCACACGTAATTTTGTATCATTATCCAGCCACCAGGGGAACTCGACTTGTTTAGTCTCTACAGGAAAATTCAAGTCGTCACGGACAAAGAACCAGCTGCCGGTCGTGCACACGAACGTGTACCCTTCCACTTGTTTGTCTTCTAACCAACTCGGAACCGACTTGTCAACTCTCAAAATGACCACTTTAGCCCCGTACCAGTTTTCAAATTCGTCGGGACAAAAGACGTCCATATCGTTTTCAGGCTTTGCCAGGTACTTGTACCCACACTCTTTCACGAGCCTCAGTGTATTATGGTACGAGCCAGTTTCATGACACGTCCCGTTTTTTTCCAGACCTAATTTTTTTAAAATGTATTCGAGCACGCCATCTTCACCGTGGTGGGAGTACACGTTGCGTCTATACTTCAAGATATCCATTTTGTTTGTGAGATGTTTAAAATGTACTTGAGTTTATTACGATCATGTTTTTTATTATACTGATAAGTACCCAAGTTTCATACCTCTTGCATATTTTGAGAGTTCCTCGCATAGAGATTCTATATCGTCCGAACAAGATAACATTGTAAAAACGAATTGTTTTATTTGAACAGGTAACCACCATGGAAACTCCACATCGGTGTCAGGTTGTACGAGGTGACTTAGATCGTCACGTATAAAAAACAAGTTACCGGTCGTACATAAAAAGGTGTACCCTTTTTCTATAGCCAATTGTTTTACGATGAACGAGTTTGCACCTCCTTCTTTTTTCACGGGGTATATAGGTTTTTTTATCCAGCTTGGTATACTGTTATCAACTTCGATAATCACTATTTTAGGCCGGCACTGTGAGTTTTTCCATACCTCGTAATCGGTACTGTCGATATCGATCGACAATACATCCAGATTTTCATAGAACCCGTGTTCTTTTAGGGTACTGTCCAGATTTTCACCGGTCACCATTAAATTCACTGGGATAATTTGACTTGGGTACTTGTCACGAGTTTAAAGCAAATCTTTGAACTTTTGTTCGTCACCTTCAATATACAATGCTTTATAATTACATTCATCAACTAACCTGAACGTATTTGATAAATGTTTGCCGTCCCATGCTCCAAACTCGCAACACGTTCCGTCTTTGGAAATATTCAACTTTTCAAGTATACATTCAAGCACGCCATCTTCTCCATTCTGAGAATGTACGTTGCGTCGGTGTTCGAGTAGAGACATATATTGATAAATTAAAAGTTATCCTTAAGTAATAAAATGGTATTCGGTGCAATCACCCAAACGAACGGCTTTGAAAGTGGTTTTAACTTGAGGAACATACGATGGACCGGTGATTTCTATTCGAACGCACGGGCTACGACATTAATACGGTTTACCGGTGTTGATGTGAACCTCACTGGATCCAATATCTACTTTGTAAATACTGCCAGTGCTGCTGGTACTGCAAATGTTTTACATGTGCTTACACTCAGTCAACCTTACCAACTAAGTTCGGTGACCGATCGAGTGTCACCGGCATTAAGTGCTACTAACACTTTTAGTGGTTTATCATTTACAAGTGACGGATACATCTACGTGGCCAGTGTAACCTCAAGCACTGTTTTTAGATCAACTTCCGCTTATGGAACTGGATTTGTTTTAACTACACCTATAGCATTTACGAATACGAACATGGGTAATGGCACTCCGTATTATGTAGCCTCAACTGGAGCACTTTCATCTAATGTTTTGTACAATGATAGAGATACAACTTCAACAAATCCCGTTACAGCTGCTAAAAGTTATACAAGTACAGCAAATGGTTCTACAAATGAACTTATCATACAAACTCCATCTCAAGCTCGTTTTGGATTAGGTATGGCCGGAAGTTGTTTTAATGCTACTACTCGACGCTTATTCACTTTAGAAAATGCGAACGTGGTACAAAACACTATGTTTTTGACCACGACGTATTTTTCAGCTGTACCTATAAATAATTCAAGGGCGAACCCAAAGTACCAACGCGTCAATTTGTACCCTTTATTCCCAGATAACATGAAACCGACCTCTGGTCATGGAATATGTGTCGATCGTGATAAAGGTCAGTACCTGTTCGTATGTTGCACCATAGGCGCTAACGAGTACATCGTGAAGTTCCAAATGCGTTCTATTTGAGATGGAGCATATACATCGTACTGTACGTCAACTCATAAATCTGATCGAGGATGTTCTTGAGGTACGAGTCGCGAGTGACCTCACGTGTCTTTGTCACGATTTTCATCAACGAAATCAGAAACTTTTTGGATTTGCGCGGGTCTTGGGTCACCGGGTAAGATTTGTATCCATCGATAATACCGTACTTGCCCTGGTAGGCCTCAGCGTACTGGTCTAACAGTTCGCTTATACCTTCATAGAACTTCTGGAGAGCTTTGTGTTGGGCATATGAAGCTGTACGTAGATGGAACACGTGAGCTTGGGTCCGAGCGTGCATTAAAACAGAGACGAGTTGAGACATTATAATATGTAATAACATTAAAATGTTAAATATCATTGAGTTTATTAAAGTCTACTATAACACAATGCGAATTTTGATATATATGACCCACTGGATGGTTCTGAAACTGCATCGCGTTCACAAGAAATTCACCGAACTACAATCCGTACATTAAACTTCTTTTCAATCAGTTTCTTGGCACAATCGAGGCAGGGTTTGCTCCATAGGAGCCACCTGGACCAGAACCCGGCTGTGGCCATCCCCGACTTCCCCCAGTTCTCACGCAGTCTATGTCGGAACAAGTACCGACGCATGCGAGCTGGATCTTTATGGATCGTGTAGTCCGAGTACCCTTTTTGACCGAAATCAACTGTTTTACCGTCTGGTAACTCCGCTCGAAACTTTTTGTCTTTGGTGGGACTTTTAGTGATGAGTATGTAGGGGTGGAGCATTCGTGTAGTTAATTTTAAGTGCGATAAAAATAAGGAGGGCGATGATAAGGACATTAAAAATAATGTTACATAGTACAACAGGGTAGACCTTTTTCTTTATCTTCTCGTTGTCCATTAGCATATCAACAGCTTGACTTGTAAGAATATCCATGGATAAGTATATTAAAGTAGTATCTAAAACACCGACAGAAAAAAATAGTATTATTGGTCGTGCAGATATTATTCGACAATTAAGAAACAGTATCGTCACTGAAAAAACGCCTTTAATTATGCTCTACGGCAAACAAGGGGTTGGTAAAACCACGATTGTCCATGAAAGTCTCAAAGGACTTAACTATGTCTACTTTGATCTCAAAAGCGACAACGATATACACGAGAACAGTAATTACCATGTTATCGTAGAAGAAACCAATAGTAACTTGATTGATTACCTCCAAACCAAAGGCCGGATGTCTCGAGGAACCACCATCCTTGTCTTGAACCAACCGGTCGAACTGCCCTGTGAAACTATCGAGGTACCGGCCCTTACCGTCGAACAACTCGAACAGATCCACCCGTGCAACCAATCGGCCGTGATGTCCAATGGTAATATCCACAACTTCAAGTTTTATTGTCAGTTCAGTGAGGTTAAAGACGAGTTTTGCGGTTCGGGTGATTTTGTCACTGATCTCTTATGCAATTCAAAGATGAAAAGCTCGTCCGAGTACTTTAAAAGATCGTTTGATGATCGAGGGTACATGTGGAGTATCGTACACGAGAACTACCTCGATTATCCCGAGGTGGATATCGAACAAGTATCGGATCTGATGACGTTAGCTGATGTCGTTGATACGCGGTTGTACCAAGGTGACTTTGAGATGTTTCCTTTATTCAATATGACGGCTATCATTATGCCAGCTGTATACATCAAAGGCAACCTTAAAAAGAACAAACTTCGACCAGGGAGTTGCTGGACCAAGTTTAATAATTTCAAGATGCGTGAAGGGAAACTCAAAAGTATCAAACACAAATTGACTAGTCTTGACAATATCGAACTTATACGCAAGTACTGTACTTTTGATAAAACCAGGGCTCTGGAGTACCTCAACGCGTACAAGTTAACCTCGAACGATCTAGACGTCATGAACCATCTCGGTATCCAAAACAAGTTGAAACCCAATGTCATGCAGTACTTCAAGAAGATTTTGAAGTCTTCCGGTTCCTCCTCCTAAAAATGAGGTACAGTACACACAGGGCTATTAGTCCTAAAGCTATCATGTTACCCAGTTCCATGGGTTTAGTTGGAGGGATGCTCAAACGCTCTATTCGTTCATGATCAATAACTGGTAAACCCATTATAATATCTTACAGTATTATAATGATAATTTTAATATTTTTATTTTTATTTATAAGTATAGGAGCAGCAAGTGTATGGTACTTTTATATGAGAAAGAATAGTTCAAGTTCATCCTTCTCCCAAGCTCCCCCCACCTCCTCCTCCACCTTCTCCCAAGCTCCCCCCACCTCCTCCACCACCTTTTCTCCCTCCACCACCTCCTCCACCACTTTTAGCCCCGGTACCACCTCCTCCACCAC